TTTCCTGAATCTACTTCGTGCTCACTTAATGCACCAACTGGCCGCCCATCGCACCCCAATTTGCTCCACGTACCTCTCCCGTTTTTCTATACTAAGAATCCCGGTGCTGCCCTGCCACTAATTGCCCTACAGTACCACGAGGTAAAGATTAATATTCAGTGGAACAAATCACAGTTTGTCGGACACAGTGGAAGCACTCCTTCTGGTCTTAATGCTATTTCGACTCTTATTGCCCCCCCTGCTCCTACTTCGGTTGCTCTGTATGTTGACTATATCTATCTAGACGTTGATGAGCGTCGCCGTATGGCCCAGGAGAGCCATGAGTACCTAATTGAGCAGGTACAGTTCAACGAAGATAAGGGTGTATCTGCTGCGAGTAATCGTATTGACCTGACGTTCAACCACCCTGTCAAGGAGCTTGTGTGGGTCGTCCAGCCTGAGCGTTTTACCAATTGCAAGGTAGCCGAACCTATAGTTAGCAATGCTGTTAGTGCGCGTGCTGGTGTACCTCGCCCAACTCTTGGTCGCTTATCCCCGTTCACCTACACGTACTTGAATCAGGCTGAGTCAAGTGCCCACACCCAGCCAGTCTTTGAGCAGTGGCTACAGATTAACGGACAAGACCGCATGGATCGTCGGTTCGGCGATTACTTCAACGAAGTTCAGCCTCTACAGCACCATACGGGAACGATGAGGCCTCTTGGATTCCCTGTCGACGCACACCAGGGTCGTGCTGGTGGCTCCGGGGCGGCGCCGTCATATCATCAGGCTATCTACTCATATTCGTTTGCCCTGAAGCCCGAGGAGCACCAGCCTTCGGGAACCTGCAACTTCTCGCGTATCGATACTGCGACGATTGTACTGGCGATGAGCGGTGATTACATCATCGACGAGGCGACCGACAACAACTGGAACGTCCGTGTGTACGCAACGAACTACAACATCCTGCGTATCATGAGCGGCATGGCGGGGCTAGCATATTCAAATTAATGTTGACAAATGCTGCCAATAATTTAAACATATTAATATAATAATAATCAAATGGGTCTAACTACAAATATAGTAGGTAGGCCAGCAAAGGAGGTAAAATATACGCCTATTGAGAATTATATAGTAGGACAAATACTACATAAGTCTGAACCAGTATACTTTGTCTTTGATAGTGAACACTTCGACGAAGTTAAAAAATATAATTGGTGTTTATCGTCAGATTACATAGGAACTGGCATAAAAAAGAAGGTTCTATATCTTCATAACTTAATCATGAATAAATTAGCATTTGAAGGAAAAGGACAGAAAGAAACGGTTGATCACATCAATCGCAATCCGCTTGATAATAGAACGTGTAATCTAAGAATTGTTAGTCAATCGTTACAAAATATGAATCAAAATAAACGTAAAAGACGAGTAATTCTTCCTGAACACTATGCTCTAAATCCAAATGATTTACCAAAAAATATTTGCTATGTGTCGGCGAGAGGAAATCATGGAGACGGTTTCTGTGTTGATTTTAGAAGAGATGGTAAGAAAATATATAATCCGTATATCCGTTCGAAAGTTTTATCAATTGAAGAAAAACTTGAAAAAATCAAAATTCTTCTTCAGAAAGGATATGAGCTTTATCCAGAATTCTCTCCAAATTATGAGATGGATATTCGTAAGAGACTAGCTGACGAATATGAAAATATAATTTATCAGTATAATAAACATGGCCGAAGTTCCAAAGACACCTCCACCTGAAGCCCCCAAGACAGCTGGTGAAGCCCTCAAGGCAATACCGACCGGCACAATTATTTGGATTATATTAGCCATAATTCAGGCAATATTGTTCTATTCGGGTGCTGCGAAGTTATCTTATGACCGCTTTGGGTCTATTGGGTGGGCGATAGTGGCATTCTTGTTCGCACCACTCTATTATGTATACTACGCGTTCTTCGTTAGCACGGCTGCGTCCCCCGTTATGATTGCTGCTGCCCGTCGGGCTTGGCGGATGTAAATTCCTGCTTGAGTTTTTCCAAATACAAAATAGCATCCATGTGTTCCTCCTGCGCATGCTGAATCCATTCGAGTACTGATAGGTCCTTTCTATCCAAATCGGTACCGTATTTCTTCTTACCGAATTCAGCACGCTTTTGAAACGCAGATATGACTGATGTAACTACAGAGTCATACTTGTGTTCCATTTAATATAACTATTCCCCTTATAAGTAAATAATGGAACCCGATAAGCTCCTGGTTGTCGCCCATCCAGATGATGAAGTTCTGTGGGGTGGCGCAAATTTACTTCGTGAGCCCGGATGGCTGGTAATTTCCGCCACAAACGCATCAAATCCTGGACGTAAGATTGAGTTTCAGAAGACAATGTCTTACTTCAACGTTACCCAATTTCGCATGTATGATGTAGAAGATACATATCTCGACGAGGACGAATTAGGCGTAGATGTTGCCCGTCAGCGCGTGAATCAGTTATTTGATAATTCGGAGTTTGAAAGGGCACTTCAGGAACTCGCGTCGTCCAAACAGTGGAAAGTTGTGTTGTCGCATAATTCTCAGGGTGAATACGGTCACATTCATCATAAAAAAGTAGGAGAACTTGTTCGTAAGCACTTCCCCAACGCTGTGGAATTTGCAGTAGATTCGGAGTTGAATCCCGAACTAAACGAAATTAAACGCAGTGGTATGGTATTTTATGCGAAAACACAAACTATCACGAGACTATATTACGAAAAGCAGAAAGAGCAGATGGACGCAAGATTCCAGGACCACATTTATAAAGAAAAACTTTACGTGCCCCGGGTTCGCACCATTCCACTAATTATCCATCAAATTTGGTTCGGACAGGAAATGAAAGCAGATGACCCCCGAATTGTTCTCTTTAACCAAGTGAAGGAGACTGCAGAACGCAACGGGTTCCAGTATAAACTTTGGGGTAACGCAGAATTCAACGCAGATACGCTACCACTTACATTTGAATATACTCAAACTGCGCTAGCCAAAGGACAAGAACAGAAAACATCTCGCTGGGCACAGGTTGCTGACCTTGCTCGCTATGAACTACTTCATCGGTTCGGGGGCGTGTATTTGGACTCGTTGTTTGAAATAAGTGACGCGTTCTGTAATTATATTAAAGAACGGGCAACTCAGTTTGATTTGATAGTTAGTAATGAAGACCCCTGTGGATTAGACTGTGAAGGAAAGAACAAATTCAAGTATATTTCCAATGGATTCTTTGCGTGTATTCCGGGCTGCGTATCTTTGAAGCGAATTTTACACCCAAAGACTATCGGTAATATTGATTTTAATTCAAAGTTTATAAACCGCAGCACGGGACCTTATCTGCTGCGTGCTGGTATCAACGCAGAAAAAGATAATGTTCATGTAATCGATACCCCGCTTATTTATCCTGTATGGATACACGATACTGAATATCGTCAGGCCGAACCAAACCCGTGTTTGGAAGATAAGTCCCTAATTGGAACTTGTTTGACCACAAAGTACCCTAACTCAATCGCTCTGTATCATAGTGGCTTGGGTGGAACATGGAGCTGGCAAACTACCACTCCATCATGATATCATCCACGCGGCAGGAAGTTTCGTCACCCTGTTCAACACGAGTATTTACCTCCGCAAGTTCGCTATCGAATACCGACACGTCCTCTTCGGTACCTTCGGGTAGCTTGGTTTCGTCAACTAGAATATCAACGAACCCGGTGCCACATGGAGGCTTCTGACCGAACATGATATTCGCAGACACACCTTTCATGCTATCAAACTCACCCGACATCGCAGCGTTAAACAGTACCTTGCTAGTCTCCTCAAACGATGAGCGAGCAAGGACACCTGAATCACCCTTACTCATACCGAAGCGGTCTACGGACAGGATATACCCCGGATGGGTCATAGTATCAATCAGTGTAATCATATGATGATAATTCACAAACTCAGTCTTGAATACTTCCATAAACTCCTCATATAGCATCACACGTACCGTTTCAATTCCGAACACGTCCAGGATTTCGTGAACATCGTTCGAGAAAGAACGCATCGGGTCAACGTTGGGAACTGTCGCTAAATCTAGCAGATTAGTTCCCTCCACATCAAACACGAACTGTTTCAGTGGAACATACCCTGCTACCGCCGAATCGTAAACCAGTTCAGACTTTACCTCGCGACGGTAAACTCGCCCGATTCCATCGACCCCAGTCAGGATAGTGTCTAGCAACTTATCTTCAATAAAGCGCAGAGAAAGAGCATTCTTTGCTACTTCAGGGCTGAATGATATGCGAATAACCAACTTACCGGGACTGTTGGTGTCGGAATGGATACAGTCAAATACCTTCAATGTTTTGTTGTTTTGAATCTTGGCTGCGATGGTTGTCATATCCACACTTCGGTCAGCCATTTCAAGATGGTCAAGTTCCAATCGCATAACCCACGGGGACATACAACTCATATCACCCTGCGTTACTGCGAATTTTTCGTAGGATTTGAGGATTTCAACATCTTCCTGAATCGCCGTGTCGGTTGAGGTATGAATTGGGTCGTAATAAATTCGTACCGACTTCGTAACGTCTCGCAGGGTTGTCTTTTGAATTTCACGCATCATGGAGAATGTTGTGTCTTCCGAAGACGATACGGACTGATTGAGGTATACAACATTCATCGGATTCTTTGGATTGTGTGATACGCTGAGTAGCTCAATGATACGGGGCACACCTTGGGTTGCGTTAGCCTTGACGGTACCAGCAGAGTGGAATGTATTCAAAGTTAGCTGTGTAGTAGGCTCCCCAATCGACTGGGCTGCGAGTGTACCTACCATTTCACCCGGGTGAACACGAGCCTTCATGTATTTGAAGCGAATATCACGCAACAGCTCGTCGAACATATCCTTACTCAGTCGCATTTTGATGATTGATTTCTTCGGTGCAAGGTAGTAGCGAAGCAGAGTGTGAAAGACGCGATTTTCTTTCATCATCTGCTCGCCGCACAATTTTTTTAGTTCTTCAACCACGTACGTTGGAGTCAAGTCAGTTTTAGTGGCATACGGGTTCATGAACTTCTGGGTCAAGCGTCGCAGGTTGACGGGCGACAGGATTTTGGAACTCTTGTTATATCGCAGAACATTTCGGACCAAGAATTCGCGGTCTTCAATGAGCTGTTCAATCAAATCATCTGCTACGACATCGCCCGTAACACACGCCGCGAAATCCGACGCAGAGGCGGCGAACTCCGAATAAATCTGTTCGAGAGTCATGTGTCCCAAGTTACACTCCTGGGCCTCAACGCATATACTATCAATTCCGTCACCTCCATAATTGAACTGTACAATAGAGCCGTCGGCGTTGCGAACCGTTCCGTCATATTCCACGTGTAGGTCTTCCATAGTCTTGACCAGTTTACGCTGAATGTAACCGGAGTCACTAGTTTTTACTGCCGTATCAATCAGACCCTCACGTCCCGCCATAGCGTGAAAGAAGAACTCTGCGGGACGAAGACCGCTAATGAAACTGTTCTCTACAAAGCCACGAGATTCCATACCGTGGTCATACTTTGTGAAATGTGGCAGGGTACGGTCTTGTAGAGTAAACTGTACTCGCTTACCCGCAATAAGCTGCTGCCCCAGCAGAGCCATCATCTGTGCGATGTTCAAATCGGAGCCCTTAGAACCTGACTCAACCATCTCCTTCATTCGGTTCTTGGGATTCAAATTTTCCATCACTTTCTTCGCAACTTCTGCTCCCGCCTCACGAAGCGCATTATTTACCTGATTTTCCAGCTCCTCACCATCCGGTCGGCTGGAATTGTTCAGAAAGGTCCCCGCGTGTACTGATGAAATGATGTCGGATACTGCCTTGCGTCCCTTGTCTAGTGCCCGCTGAACGGTTTCTACGATAACGTTGTTTGCTACGAGGTCCGATGCGCCTACCGAAAACCCCGAGTACAAATTATATTTTGTTACGATATTTTGAACTTCATTGATGAACTGACCACATCGCTGGTGACCGAAGTCATTGTAAATTACGTGTAGGATACCGTCAATCAAATTATCAGCTGAACCACCGAACGCACTCTTCTTGAGCACACCTTCGGTGAGCTGTCCGTCGCGAACCTTAATACTTCCGTTGAAGTTCATCAGAGGAAGCGTACTAGAAATGAGTTCCTTACCAGTCAGGTATCCACCTTTGCGAGAATAATTGGATAGGGGCTTCTTTGTTCGGGAAAGGATATTCATAGCAATGTGTTCGGGAACCTTTACGTCATTTTGTGAGATGCGATAAGCACCCGTTAGTGAGTCCTGGAACAGCTGGATGATTGGGGAATTCGTGCGAGGTGAAACAATTTGACGCAGAACCGATGCCAAGAACTTTAATTCGGTAGCAGCCGCGATACTTTGGGGAACGTGCATATTCATTTCGTCTCCGTCAAAGTCTGCGTTGTACGGCCGGGTCGCTGATACGTTCAGACGGAACGTAGAATATGGCAGCACCACGATACGATGGCACTCCATCGAACCCTTGTGTAGGGATGGCTGACGATTGAAGAGTACCACGTCTCCATCAATTAGATGACGGTTCACGACATCACCCGGCTTGATATCAACAGTGTCGGGATTAGCATATCGCAGACTGATTGGGTTGTCTCCGTAAGCTTGGAAGGACTTTGCTCCGGGGTACTTTCCAGGACCGTTGCGAATATAAGACATTAGTCGGTCACGATTGTATGGCGTAACCAGTTCGGGAAACGTCAAGTTCATCGCAATCTCCTCAGGAACGCCCAGCTCGTCTACTTCAATGTTCGCATCGGGAGTAATAACTGTTCGAGCCGAGAAATCCACTCGCTTACCCATCAAATTACCACGCACTCGTCCAGTTTTGGCACCCATACGGGACTTCAGCGTCTTGAGGGGACGACCCGAACGCTGGGCTGCGGGAGGTAGCCCTTTGATATCATTATCTACGTACGTTGCGACATCAAATTGTACCAT